CGGTCGATCTGCCGGGCGCCGACGAGCGCTTCGCCATCATCCGTCGCTACGCGGCGCCGTTCGAGCCGACGGACGATGATATCGACCTGCTCGTTGAGCTCACCGCCGGGGCGTCGCCGGCGCTCCTTCGTGCCCTTATGGAAGGCGTCAAGCGGACGCTAATTGTCGGGTCGAGAACCGGCCGCAAGATCGATGATCCAGGTGAGGTATTCGCATCGGTCGTCGCGGCCGTCGCCCCGGCCCCTGAATATGCTCCGCCGCCGCTGTGGGAATTGGGTGATTTCAGGGACATCTCGCGCCTTCTTGTTTGGCCGATGCCTCGAAAGGGAGGCGCGCAATGAACGACGGCGTGCCGAGCATCTCATTCGCCGACCAGATCGCGTGCGTTCGCCGCGAGATCGCGATGCGCGAGCGCGTTTATCCGAAATGGGTGAACGCCGGGCGCATGAAGGCGGAAGCGGCCGAGCGGGGAATCGCGGCCATGCGCGCGGTCTTGGAAACCCTGTTGTCTCTTCAGACCCCCTGAAATGTCGAACGCCGTGGCGCCCATTCTTGAGCCGGATTCCGATGCAATGCGCCGGCAGCTCGAGCACGTTTTCCTCGGCGACCTCGACGGGGCGCACAATGGCTTGATCGAGCTCGCCTGGAACGATCCGCGCAATGGCGCGCTCTCGGCCGCCGCATTGTTCGGCACCGACCGCATCGTCGAACTGGTCGAGCAGGCGGTCGCGCTCAATCGTACACCCGGCGTCAACGTCTATGTCGGCGCGGCGCTGCGCCGGCCGGATGCCATGCCCGATCGCCGAGGCGCCGATGCTGATTTTCACGCGGCGAGTTGCATCTGGGCGGATGTCGATTCCGATGTCGTCGCCCCAGCGATCGCCTCGTGCAAGCGGCGCGGCGTGCCGCCCACCATGACGGTCGTCACCGGGCGGCATCCGCATACGCGGGCGCAAATGTGGTGGCGCCTGGCAGAGCCGTGCCGGGATGCCGCGGAGTTGCGTTCGCTCTGCTCGGCCATCGCCTCGGCGATCGGCGGCGATCCGACCGTCGTCAACCCCGGCCGGGTGCTTCGCCTCGGCGGCTCGGTGGCGTGGCCCGCCAAGGAGGGCCGCGTTCTCGAAAGGACCGAGGTTCACGTTCCACGCGACGGCCGGCCGCAAGAGTATTTCCTCGGCCAATTGCTTCGCGCATTCGCGCCCGAATCAGGGCCGCTCATGAAGGCGGCTCCGAATGGGCCGGAATTGGCCGCAATAACGCCGGCGGCGTCCGCCCCTCAACGTCAAGACGGACAGCTCGCAATCGGAAGCCTCTCGGTCGAGAAGGCCATTGCAGCAATCCGGGGTGGCGACCGCTGGCACGATCACGCGGTGCGCCTTGTCGCTCACTGGATCGCACGCGGATGGTCCGACGCGGAAATCCTCGGCCAGGCCGAAGGGTTGACGCTTCCTGGATGGACTCACGCCCAGACGCGCCGGGATCTCGCCCGCATGGTCGAGGGTGCGCGGCGCAAATGGAACGTGCCGAACCCGATGCATGAGATCGCCGCGGAGGCTTCGCCGCCACCGCCGATCGACATCCTCTGGGCCGATAACATCAACGCCGCGATGATCCCACGGCGGCGCTGGCTCATCGGCTCCTTTGCGGTCCGCGGCAATCTGACCGTGCTGGTCGCCCCGCCCGGCGCCGGAAAATCGACGCTCGGCATCGCGCTTGCCGTCGCTTGCGCGATCGGCCGCAACGAACTGGTCGGCGAACACGTCCATGAGCCGACGCGCGCCTGGGTCTGGAATAACGAGGACGATCAGGACGAGCTTCGCCGACGGCTCGCCGCCGTGCTCCAGCACTGGTCGATCGATGCCGCTGATGTCCGCGGTCGGCTCGGCCTCAATTCCGGCGCGGACCGGCCGCTGCTGGTGGCTCGCCTCAATCGCGACGGAACGGTGCTGCGCTTGCCCGATATCGACGCGATGGCAGAGCGCGTGCGCGCCAATGGCATTGGTCTGCTCGTGGTCGATCCGTTCGTCGAAACGCATGAGGTGGACGAGAACGACAACGCGCAAATCAAGGCGGTCGCGGCCATGTGGCGTGACGTTGCTCGCCGCGCCGAATGCGCCGTCATCCTTGTCCACCATACCGGTAAGCCGCCGGCGGCCTCCGCCGATGCTTGGGCCGGATCGCTCGCCGCCTCGCGCGGCGCGTCGTCGCTCGCCGGCGTGGCGCGCATCATGCGCACGCTGTTCGCCATGTCCGAACGTGATGCCGAACGGCTCGGCATCGCCCCCGAGGAACGCCACCGTTGGGTTCGCCTTGACGATGCTAAGGCGAACCTCTCGCTCGCTTCCGCCAAAGCGAAATGGTTTCGGCGCGTCTCGGTGACCATCGCCAACGGCGATGAGGTCGGTGTGCTCGTGCCCGACAATCCCGCGCCGCCGGAATTCCGCACCGATCCGCAAACCGAAGCTGCCGTCATGGCGGAAGTCGATCGCGCCTGGCGCGTGGGCGAACCCTACGGCGCGCATCCGAGATGCGGCAAGCGCTTCTATGGCCGGTCGCTTCCTCGTCGGCTCGGCCGCCCGCCCAACGCTGTCTGCGCTGCCGTCGAAGCGCTGCTCTCTCGCGGCGCCATCGAGGAAGCTCACCTCTCACCCAAGTTCAAAGGACTTCGACTCGTGCCTTTCAGCGAACAACGCAAACCCTCTCCCGATCATCGCGAACCGCCCGACGATGAATAAACAGCGCCATTGGAAACTTCGGAAACTTGCCCGCTAAGCCATTGAAATCACTCAGGTGGAAACTTGCCGGAAACTTGGAAACTTGGTCACTAACATGCTGAAATCATTGATCCCGGAAAGATGGAAACTTCCTCTTCCCCCTACGGGGGAAGAAGCACGCCGCGCCATTGCCCGCGCGCCGTGCTTCCGGGGGAGCGCCCGATGAGCGCCGACCGTTTCGCTCGCGCCGCAGTCGATCGGCTCGATGAGATCGCCCATGCGATGGAGCGCAAGTGGGGCGTCGATCGGCTGCCGAAGCTTGTCGATCCAGCGCTCGCCTCACGCTTTCGCGCCCAGGGCGAGAAGCTCAACGGGGCGCTGCGTTCGGATCGCCCTGATGCCATCGCCGTGCAAGCTTCCGCGATGGAACGGGCGTGGGCCGCGCTCGATGCCGCCGCAATAGCAGCCGGAGCGCAGCCACTCGTGCCGGTGATCTGGGAAGCCGTGCTCCCATCAACGGGCGAGGTCGTCGCCATCGTGCGCACGGCGGAGGAGGCTTCCACCGTAACGCGCGATCGGAACGGCGCGGTCTACACGCTCGCCGAGGTCGCGGTCGCGATCGATGCCTTCGGCGATCAGGTTCGCGCCGTGAAGGCGACGTTTCCCGGTGCGAGCGTCACGGCGGTTCGCTCGCGCGAATTGAGCATCGGTTCAGCGGCATCAGAACACGCCGAGGAGTAGCGCCGGCGCTTCGGCCGATCGCCAACGCGAACACGCCCGCGAAAGCCCTCAGCCGCCCTTCAGAACGCCTTCGCGCCGCTTCCCGGAATCCAACCCCGGAACGACGGCTTCGATTGGGAGCGCGGCGATGACATCCCGTTCTGAACCAAAGGAGGCCGGCATGGCCGCAACAGCTTCGCGGGTGCTCGCATCGCCCACATCGATGGTGATCCTGGCGCTCGATCTCGGGCAGCGAACGGGGTGGGCGCTGCGCCAATCCTCAGGCGCAATCACCAGCGGGTCGAACGAATTCCGTCCGGGTCGCTTCGAGGGCGCCGGCATGGCGTTCCTGCGCTTTGGCCGCTGGCTCGATGAAATGCACTCGTTCGCGCCGCTCGAAGCGATAGCCTTCGAAGAAGTGCGGGCGCACAAAGGCACACTCGCCGCGCAAGTTTATGGCGGCTTCGTTGCGCATCTCACCGCGTGGTGCGAACGCAAGGCCGTGCCCTATCTCGGCGTGCCCGTCGCGACGGTCAAGCGGCATGCCACCGGCAAGGGGAACGCGCCGAAAGAGGACGTGATCGCCGCAATGCGGGCGCGTGGGCATACGCCACAAGACGACAACGAGGCGGACGCGCTCGCGATTTTGGACTGGGCTATCTCGGGCAACATTGGAGATCGGCGATGAAGGGCGCGCGCCTGCTTCATCGCGCCGCTGAGACCGTGGACTCGCGTCGGCGCAGTTATGGTGATCCGGCCAGGTTCTTCGAAGCCGTCGCGAAACGGTGGTCGCTCACGCTTGGCATGCCGATCACCGCGGCACAGGTGATCTTGTGCCAGCTCGATATCAAACACGAGCGGCTTTGCCGCGACCCGAAACATTCCGACAGCATCATCGACACGGCGGGCTATGCCGCCTGCCTTGAGGAGGTCCGCTCGCAATGACACCTACCATGCTCACGCCCACTGAGATCGAGGAGCGTTTCGAGGAAGCAGCAAGAACCCTGCGCCGCCTGCCGGGCGTCCGCGTGCCTGGATATTTCAGCACATGGCCTGCCGTGGTACGGGCCGCGGCCGAAGCCTATGGCTATGAGAATGCGGGCGCGCCAATCCGCATTGCGCCCACACCGCAAGCCATCACGCGGATGGAGGAGACGTTCACGTGGCTGACATGGCTTTCCGATTCCGACGACATGCGGATCGTGTGGCTCCGGGCGGAAGGCGTTCGCTGGAAGCCGATCTGCTGGCGTATTGGCGTGTCCCGAGCGACGGCATGGCGGCGCTGGGCTGCGGCCATGATCACCATTGCAAATCGGCACAATTCCGAGCTTCGCCAACCTAGCTCGAAGGCTTCGCAAAAGACCATCACCGCATTCGACCGCAAAGCGGCACGCTCGGCACGCTCCTAGATGATGAATAAACCGCAATTCACGTTGAACTTTGGGCGCGACATCTGAAACGAATTTCAGCATGATCCTTGGCATGATCGCGGGACGCGCGACCGCCCACCCCCGCCGGCCATAGGTTCTTTTCGCCGCCGTGCGAATGCGGGCGGCAAAGGCCCGATCAAAATCTAGGGACAGATACGAATTCCGGTTGCGCACCTTGGGTGCGCACCGACGGGTGCGCGGTGCGCATTGCCGCATCGAAACTTGGAGGCATCGCTTGCAGATCGAGAGCCGGCCGATCGAGCGGCTGATCCCCTACGTTCGCAATGCGCGAACGCATTCGGACGATCAGGTCGCGCAGATCGCCGCCTCGATCGCCGAGTTCGGCTTCGTCAATCCGGTGCTGATCGGCGCCGATGACGTGATCGTGGCCGGTCACGGTCGCCTGCTCGCCGCGAAGCAACTCGGCTTGACCGAAGTGCCGGTGATCGTCCTCGACCACCTGAACGAAGCGCAGCGGCGCGCGCTCGTCATCGCCGACAACCGGATCGCGGAGAATGCCGGCTGGGACGAGGCGATGCTTCGCGCCGAACTCGCCGCACTTCGCGAGGATGAATTCGATTTGGACGTGCTCGGCTTCAGTGATGCCGATCTTCTGCGCATCCTCGATTCCATTGACGGCGCTTCGCTGGGGGGCAAAGACGCCGACGAGACCGGCTCTCCTCCCGCCGGATCGTCGGCGTCCGAGCCGTCCGCCACCTTGGCCGAACGGTTCGGGATTCCGCCCTTCAGCGTGCTCGATGCCCGCAAGGGCTGGTGGCAGGACCGCAAGCGCGCCTGGATCGACCTCGGTATCCGCTCCGAGCTCGGGCGCGGCGCGGCTCCTGGCGGCAGCCCACGCCCGCTTGATCGCGAGCGGATCGCAAAGGCGGCGGCGCCAGGCGGTTCACCCTTGCCGGCGGCCGATTATTCCAAATCGAAGGCTCGCGGCGACGGGCGTGGCCGGCAATTGCAATGACGAATCTCACCTTCGCCAAGGGTGTTCGCGACGCCGACGATCTTGATCCGGTTTCGCAAGCGATCCTTGAGGTCGGATCGGGCACATCGATCTTCGATCCGGTGATTTGCGAAATCGCCTATCGCTGGTTT